TCGAATCAGCTTTGCTTTCATTGTTACTCAATCTCCAATTACGTAGGGAATGTTGGCAAACCTGTGATCGTCATTGATACGGTTGCCTTGATGCCGTCATCCATTGCGACGGTGTGCCCAAACTCCATACCAGATGAAGTGAACGCGGTCACCTTTGCATCCGTGTACAGAATATTATGAACGACTGTTACTGGCACTGTAATGCAATCAGTATAAAACTGATGTCCAGCCAGCGAAGGGTCGAAAAACATTTCAATATCGCATGTGCCTGCGGTCGCGTATCCGGTCAGTGGCATTTCTTTGCCTACAGCACTATCGAGAGACGTTCCCTCGAAGGTTTCACTTGCAAAACCGGAAGTGCCAATGGAGTTAACCTGTGCTACAGCAGTCAACATTGCGCTGATGGTGCTTTTAAAAATCGTGCCCTTGCCTGCGAGTTTTGCCATTGCTACTTACCTTTCGTAATCACGGCATGATCGCCGTTTTTAAGATCGATTATCCCTGATACAACCAAGTATCCATGTGGAGGATCATCGACGATCAATTCACTCCGTGTTTTTATTGTCACACGTTTCCGTTTTGCTATTAATCGTTCTGGTGGACCTATCTCAGTCAGGTTCCACAAATGCAGTTGCTTGTCGTAATCTACCTTTAAGAGCATCATACTGCCTGATAGAAGATGTCCACATCGAGCGATACTAAATGGTATCCTCCATCAGATCCATCAGCGGGAGGCTCATAGCTCCCAACCTCGCCATTCAGCATGACAGCTGCAATCGTGAACGTACCTGCTGTCCCTGCATAATCATCAATAAAGACCCTAACCGCATTCCCGAGCGATTCGGCCTGAACTGAAATTGCTGACACGCACACGATTACAAAACCCATCCGTCGAAGGGCTCCGGTCGCATCGAGCGAGTTGAACTCATCTGTGTCTTGTTGGTCGATAACAATGTATGGCAACGCAGCCTTCTGAGGTGCCTTTGAGATGTAAACTCTCGTTGACACGATCGCTGAAATCGTCGCCTCCGCTCGGAGTAATGCTACAAGTCCTGCTCTCATGGGCGTGCTGCCTCGCGTTTAATCTTCGTCCAGAGTCTTGTTCGTATCCTGTTGTACGCCAATCCTCTGGATGCAGCCCACGCATCCTGAACGACAGTGAGTCGACGCATTCGACCTGTGTGAATACCAGTTCTTGTGAAGCGATCCGAAGTCCCTGCTAAATACCAATGAAGACTAGCAGCCCCAGTGCCAACGCCAGGGCGTGATCTGCCATTACCTGAAAGCGCTCTTGGATCCTGCCGTTTTTGTCCAACCTTGCTTCCAGCCTTACCAAACACAGTACCTCTAGGACCGTTATCACCTCGACCTGCTCCTGATACTCCTGCGCGACTGCCGATTGCTTTCTTGGTTTCTTTGTAGTCGCTTTCACTCTCCGCTGCATATGGAGTGTACGCTGGCATTCCTCGCTTGATGGCAGCAGCAACAATCCTCATTCCGCTGCGTGTCGATTCAACCATAATCCTGTTCTGATTCTTCTGCAGTTTTGCCACTCTCTTCTGCAGTTGCTTGACGAGAGCTTTTTCCCAAACAAATTGTATTGTCGCTCCAAAGCTCATTATTGAACCGCCTGTCGTGTTTGGATTTCTACTTCTTTGTGTGCTAAATCGATATCGATCACGCTCACAATTTCGTAGGTGTTACCCTCACAGATCAATCGCATATCTGGCGTTGCCGACGCAAGTGTTGAACTCCATGTCGCGTACCAAACGTGTGTCACGGTCGCATTCGTTTGTTGGATCTTCCAGAACTCGGTGCCACCTTTACTAATAACTGCACACCACGTTCTCAGGTACGATGACCAGTTAGCATTTGCCGACACGTCAATTTGACCATGTGCGTCATCAGTCCCCAACAGCCTTTCGATTGTTGCAGCCTTATTGTATAGCCGATGTTTGCATTTAGCAGCCATTACATCACCTTGTGGTATCCAGTCCACTGCAATGAACTGACGAGCCGCTTGTAGGTCGCTTCATTGCCGTCACAACCACTCCACATCATCTTCACGTATTCAACAATTGCCAGTTTAGCGGCAGCAGGAACACTAGCTGCCGTTGCTCCATAGCCTGCAACAAACGTAATTGCCACTGCGTTTGGCGTGTTGTCTTCCGTGTACTCCCACTGCTCATTTGTTTTGAGGACAATTCGTGGAGGAGTGCTGATTATGTCTGTCGCGTAACGCGATGAGGCAAATGTCTGACTGGCTGAATTCTGGTCCGTATAAACGATGCTGGTGATGCTAATGATCGGTGCCAAACGCAACTCAATCTCACGCACCCACCGGAACCAATCCATGTATCCAACAACAGTCTGAGTGATCAATCTCCGATACGTATCGGCTTCAACCTGCTTTCGAGCCTGCGTGAGAAGGAGCCGGATCTCTGCGTCGAATTCGCAAGTCGATCCCAACCGCATCCGGTCTTTCAGTTCCTCTAGCGTGATCGGTTCGATTGCCGGTTCTGAAGTTGTTTTGAAGGTTCGGATAAGGGCTTTTGTGTCGCTTTCGTAAGCGTTGGCGGATTTGTACTGGAACACCATACAGCACTCCCGTTCGCTACCAGCGTAGCCATGATTCCAAAGGCAAAGGTAGAAATGCGACTGCCCTTCGCGTGACCATTCCAGCCGCGAATAAGCTCAATTGATTGCATGTTTTCTGGCATCATTTCACGTTCGAATCCCGCCATTGCTGGACATACATGTGTTCTGGTTTCATATCATCGTTGAATTGTACAACAGTCTCTTCCATGTGCCCAATAGAAACCTGTGGAGCAACATAGATATTCTTTCCAGCCAGTCTCCACTGATGCCAGAAGAAGATGTCGTCATCCATCCGCTCGTCGCCCCACTCACCATTCTCGTCTGGTTTTGATACAAACCATGGTTTCGGAACTTCTCGCAGAGCATCGACACGAAACAGAGTCAGACCGAAATGGGCTGTCGTCACCCTGAATGGTGAGTTTCCAACTTCAACTGTAGTCCCATCGACCAAAGATCCCGTCGTCAACAGTGGATATTCGCCCCCACGCCGACACTGTAACGCTGCCAAAGCATCGATATGCGGATTACTTGCTAGCGTGTCCATCAGCAGGCTGAGTTGCTCGGCAGTGAATAAGGAATCCGAGTCGATTGATAGGATCCAGTCGATCCCGTCATTAACAGCCTTTGTGAACATGCGTTGCATGCACTGGCCCCAGAATACACCCTGTGATGTCGTCAACTCAATCTTAAGCTGACGCAGCGCCAGCTCGATCAGTGACCGGCAAACCACTGATTCGTATCGTGGAAGCGTCAGGTAAGCCCCAAGCTGAATGGTTGCTGTTGTCGGTTTCTGTGGCTCTGGATCAGCTTCCTTGACGCCTTCAAGGTTAAGCGAAATGGGCAACGCCGCTGAATCAGTATTCGGAGACTGCCATTCTTTGATCTGCCGAATTCCACACTGCTGCATCAGTCCAGTTAGCCTATTGTGGTCATAAGCTGATTTATGGATGTCGTCAGCGTGCATCTGACCACCCATCAAATAAAACAGCCGCTTCCCGGAAGTGTCATTAAGAACCTTATCAACATCTGGAACACTAATCCGGATCCGTCCACCTGGCTTCAAGACTCTGGTCCACTCATCCATCGCCTGAGAAGCTTCACCAAAGGTGAAGTGTTCGAGGATGTGACTTGCCCTGATCTCATCGACAGATCCGTCTTCGTACGGTAGTGGATAAGCTTCGCTGCCGAGCTTTCGGTCGATTGGCGTGAATCCCGGAATGACCGTTGGGCCTGCCCCGATATTCAGCTTGATTGGTTCCGCAACGTCGCTCAATTCAATTCTCCACTATCCACAAATAATGCGTTGCAGAATGTTTCTGCAACAAGTGTGTAACCCTTCGACTCACCTAAATATCTGATTGCGTCGATCCCAGCTTGACCTTCCCCATCCCGTTCCGGAGGTGGCTCGGATGGCGATCTCGTGCTGATTTCAACAAGCATGATTCTTGGACGCACGTCTTGCAGGTCGCTCCACATCCAGAAGTCCTGACCATCAATGTCGATGATTCCAAGGTCTGGTTGTAGATTGATATTCGTTTCGCGAAGCACAGCATCGAGATCAACACAAGTCCGATGAATACAAGTTGACTTAGATCCATAATCAGCCTTGAGCTTTTCGTATAGCTTCTCGCTTGCTTCAATTAAAACTGCATACCACCCCTTCTCCCTGAGAACAAGAGTGTTACTGAAGAAACTACCGTCAGATGCTCCGATTTCAAAGCAGTGACGGTTAGTTTCCCCAATCTTTTTTAGGCATGCTTCAATCAGTCCGTCTTCACCGAATTGAGTGTAGACATTCAGGGCTTTATCCTTAAGCCACTTCACATGCGGTGTGTACCGAACTGATTGATGCTGCCCCATTATTTACACGAACCTCGTCACGCCGTTTGTGGATGTGACGCCAGTGGTTCCAGCAGGTCCAACTTTAACACGAGACAAAATTGCTTCTGCCGACGCAGTAAAGTTGTCGTTTGTTGCGGTGGCTGAACTGATCGAGATTCGCAGGTATCGCTTGCGGCCTCGAAGATCTACGCCGTAAACGATCGGCTTTGCTGCCACTGCATCGCCGGTAATGTTTGCCGTCACGGTCGCGAAGTTGCTTGCTGTGGTGTCGTCTGACTCCAGCAATTGGATCGTCGGGCCAACAGCATTCGTGTTGGCTTCGCTGCTGATGTTGACGATGATCGTGGCGTAGTCCGCACCGTTCGTGTCAAGGTTTGCAGTGGCCGTTGCGTTGTTAGTGACTGCCCGTGAGGCAATCAACTGGCTGTGTACAATTGAGCGAAAAGGAAGCATATGATCGGGCTCCTTAGAGCATGGATTTCAGAGAAGAGCAGGGAGGCACTCGCCCCCCTGCATCAATTCAAACTGGCATTAGCTGCCTGTTGACAACGCGACGATCGGACCTGCGACAGTGTCTGATCCGATCGAATGGACGTTGATGTCCATTCGCTGAGATGATTTCACTGCGATCAAATCGTACTCAAACAGGTTTGTGCCACCGATTGTGGCGTCCTTCGAGAACTCAAGAGTCTGCTTCCGGCGATCACCGAATGAGCAGCCAAGAGAGAAGTTTCCAAGGAACACGGCAACCGTGCTGGTTGCAGTAGCCGTTCCCATAACCTGTGAAAACATCACAGGAATACCTTGGAACATTGGCATCCGGAACCCATTCTGCAGTTCTGTTCCAGTAATGCCGCCCGCTGCGTTAAGCAGTGGGACCATCACCTGGTAGTAGTACTGGCTTGAGCACAGGAACTTCATGCCAGCCTGAGCATAAACAGGCACGACACTGATCAGTGATGTTAGGTCCGCAATAACCGTTGCGGCCCAAGTGTTGCTGGTCGTCGTATCGCGATAGCCCGGAGCTGTACCGAGTGTCA